TCAGCAAACCATGCACCTGTCAACGGCATCCCAACTTTGATTGGAGAGTTCTCAAAAGGGTGCCTCAAGTTTTGCATGTATGAAAACTTTGAGGTGTTGGCATAATGGGCCAATGGCACTCCCACAATCGTTCTGACCATGTCATTCATCCATTTGCTTTCCTTAAGGGTTTCAAACTTAGTGAAGACATGAGCAACAGGGACTATTCTACCTATGTTAGCTAGAGTTAAATCAAATAGTCTAACGAATTCTTTTTCCCCTCCTATCAGAGACATCAAAACCTTGCGAGTCATCGTCTTCTTGCGGATAGGATCCATAAAACCAAAGCCCACTGAGTACTTCTTTATCAGCTTGTTCACTACAAGAGCCGTTCTAGCAAGGCGGGAAGATTCGAAGTGTTCATGCAACAGTTCCCAAACATCATCCTCCACATCAATGTCACCTTCGGTGACATTGTTCTTGTAGTACCGTGCAGTGGACTTGACCTCAGCATTAACACTCGTGTAAGTACCAGTATGCCTGAACTCTGGCGGCTTGAAGAAATCAAATAAATGTGTCTCTTCAGAAACCATTGTTCTGATATTCCTCAATGGCTGGCAAAAGTTTGTGTTTGCCATAAACCATTCATTGAACCCTTGGAGTGCACTAGTCTTTGACAGTCTGCTGTCACTGATCTCAACATTTACTGGCCAACCGATTTCCTTGAGGATTTCAAGGCTTTCCTTGAGAGTCTGTGGACTAGGAGCCGTGTACTGAGTCATGATCAACTTTGGGAGCTCAACATTCTCAACAGCAACTGCGAACCTCACAATGTTATACCGCAAAACACTAATTGTTTTGTGCCTAAATAGTGCTATGTTCAAGTCTGGGAGACTCATATGTGTCTCAAGACCATCAACCTCATATGGTGTCCGTGAAATCCTAAATTTTCTAAGCGTCGAGAATTTCTCTTCTACCAGTGTCCATAACACAGAAAAGTTTGCTGACATCTCATGTAACAATGCCTTCCTGAGCTCATTTATGTACAGCACTGCATAAGACACTGTGTCAACCCCTGAGTCAGGCATCAATGCAACAATAGTAAGTGTACCAATTGACACTTTGATTACTGTCAGCAACCCCTTTCCTG